GAAAAGACTGAAAATAAGAAACCACAACAGAGAGTTGCTTCAGCTGGAAGAGCAGATACCTCTACTAGCTCAAATAAAAAGCAAGTAAAATTATCGCCGTCTGAAGTACAGATGGCTAGAAAACTAAACGTACCTCTAAGTGAGTACGCAAAATTTGTAAAAAGGTAAAAAATGGAAAGAGATTCAAAGGGAAGATTTATAAACGACAGAGTGTCCCGCTCTGCTGATACTCGTGAGTCACAAGACGCACGCAAACCTTGGGCACCACCAAGTATGTTAGAAACCCCACCAGCACCGCCTGGATACATCTATAGATGGATCAGGGCTGAACTGTTGAATGAGGATGATAAGAAAAATGTCATGTCAAGAACACGTGAAGGTTTTGAACTGGTACGTAGTGAAGAGATAGGAGATTTTGATTTACCGTCCTTAGAACAGGGCAAGCACGCAGGAGTTGTATGTGTGGGAGGTTTATTATTAGCTAAGATTCCAGAGGAAACAAGAAACGAACGTAACGCCTACTACCAACAGCGTACAACAAATGCACAAGAAGCTGTTGACAACGACCTCATGAAAGAATCTGATGCTCGTTCTCCGATAATGTCTCCAAGGAGAACTTCTAGTGTTACATTTGGAGGCGGTAAACGTAAATAATTAACAAGGATAAATTATGGCAAACCAAGATAAACCCTTTGGTTTTAAGTTAGTAGGAAATATGGCAGGAGATAACTCTGGTAGAGTTAACGAATACAATATTGAATCTGGCTCAACCCAAGGAATCTTCTCAGGCGACCCAGTAAAAATGTTAACAGGCGGTTTTATCGACGTAGCCGATGCCGCAGGTGATACAAAAATACTAGGTATCTTTAGAGGATGTAAATTCGTAAACGCAAGTAGCAAAGAAGTAGAATTCTCTGCTCATTTCCCTGCTGCCCAAACAGCAACAGGAGATATTGTAGCTTTTGTTGAAGATAATCCCTTCAACTTATATGAAGTTCAGTGTACAGGTTCTTTAGCTAGAACTGACATTGGCGCTAATGTTGATATTGGCTATACAGCTGGTTCTACCGTTACAGGTCAATCCGCTGCAGAAGTCGGTTCTTCATCAGGAGCTAGTACAGCTAACTACAGAATCGTTGGTGTTTCTAAAGATAGCGAAAATAATGAACTTGGATCAGCTAACGTAAACGTGATTGTTTTAATTAACGAGCATGCTTATAAGATTGAAGCTGGCATATAATAAGGAGTAATAATGGCTATTAATAGAGCACAATTAGCAAAAGAATTAGAACCTGGCCTTAACGCTTTATTTGGTATGGAATATGCCAGATATGACAATGAGCACGCAGAAATCTATGAAGAAGAATCTTCCGACAGAGCATTCGAAGAAGAAGTCTTAATCGTTGGTTTCGGTAATGCACCAGTCAAGCCAGAAGGTGAAGGTGTCGCATTCGACAACGCAAACGAAGGATTTACTGCAAGGTACGAGCATGAAACTATTGCTCTGGCATTTGCATTAACTGAAGAAGCAGTGGAGGACAATCTATATGATAGACTTGGTTCTCGATACACAAAAGCTTTGGCAAGAAGTATGGCAAATACAAAGCAGATTAAAGCTGCAAGTATTTTAAATAATGCTTTCTCAACTTCTTTCCCTGGTGGTGATGGTCAACCTTTGATCTCTTCATCACACCCACTTTCAGGTGGCGGGACAGGAGCAAACAGAGCTTCTACATTTGCTGACTTGAATGAAACTTCATTAGAAGATTCACTTATCAGAATCTCAACTCAGGTTGATGACAGAGGGCTATCTATAGCTCTGCAAGGAATAAAATTAATCGTTCCACCACAATTACAATTTGTGGCTGACAGATTATTGCAATCTCCAGGTAGAGTAGGTACATCTGACAATGACATCAATGCTATCAGTAATATGGGTATGCTTCCTGAAGGTTATGTGGTAAACCATTACCTCAATGACCCAGACGCATTCTTCCTAAAAACTGATGTGCCTGATGGATTTAAATATTTTGTTAGATCCCCTCTTCAAACATCACTTGAAGGTGATTTTGATACAGGAAATATGAGATACAAAGCTAGAGAGAGATATTCTTTCGGATTCTCAAACTGGAGATGTGTCGACGGTTCACAAGGGGCGTAAGCACTTTCTGAATATCTAGGGGGCTTTGGCCCCCTTTTTTTATGTCTCTATAAAGTTGATCTGTAAAAACACCTAGACTATAATCAAGGTATTAGCATAATGAGGCGCATGATGCGTTCCATTTAAAGAAAAGGAGTTCTTATGTCTAATCCACATTTTCAAAACCAAATTTTATGGGCAGGTAATACTGTCGCTTCGAAGTCTAAAAAAGACTTACCTATGTTTCAACCATATCCGTCAGACCAGACGTATTATGGGTATTTTAATGATTTCATGAACTACGTTGCTAGTGATTGGACCATCACATCAACCGATGGTGGTGGCGACTCTGGCGAAGTAATTCAAATCACCAGTGGGGCTGGTGGGCAACTACTCATCACAACAAACGACGCCGACAACGACTCAGAAGAGTTGCAACTAAAAGGTGAATCATTTTTAATTGATGGTAGTAAAAGAGCATTCTTTTCATGCCGCTTCAAGTTAAGTGATGCTACAGAATCAGATGCTTTAATTGGTTTAGCGATAACCGATACTACAGCTATTGATGGTGTATCAGATGGCATCTTTTTCACTAAAGACGATGGCGATACAAATTTAGATTTTGTAGTTGAGAAAGATTCTACAGAAACAGAAACAGCAGCAGTAGCTACTGTAGCAGATGATACTTTTATTACAGCATCATTTTTTGTAGATCCAAATGCAAGCCAAGTATTTTATGCAATCAATAACGCAGAGCCAGTTGGGGTTGTTAACACTAACTTGCCTGATAATGAAGAGCTTACTGTTACCTTAGCTATTCAAGCAGGTGCAGCAGCAGCTAAAAGTTTAGTGGTTGATTACGTAAGTGTGTTGGTAGAGAGATAATGGCAGATACAGTTACATCACAAACAATTCAGGACGGTCAAAGAAAGGCCGTCTTGAAATTTACAAATGTTTCCGATGGTACTGGTGAAAGTGCTGTCGTTAAAGTAGATGTTTCTGCCCTACAAGCTAACGCTGATGGTACAGCATGTTCAGCTGTGACAGTGCAAAGAATATATTGGGCATGTCGTGGTATGGGTGTTAACTTATTTTTCGATGCTACTGCAAACGTCTTAATTACAGGACTGCCTGCAGATAGTACAGGCGACGAATACTATGACAACTTTACAGGCATACCTAATAATGCAGGTAGTGGCAAAACTGGCGATATTGTATTTACAACTGTAGGACACTCATCTGGGGACACATATTCGATCATTTTAGAACTGGTTAAAGAGTACGGCTAAAATTAGGCTAGTTTATGGCTGTTGCAAGAAGAAAGTCAAAAAACCCGCCTAAAACAAAAAAGTATTTTAGACCAACTAAAAAAGGTGCTGGCATGACTGCAGCCGGTATCGCTCGTTACAGGCGTGAAAATCCTGGTAGCAAGCTGAAAAAAGCAGTCACTAAAAAGAAGGGGTTAACTAAAAAGGAAAAGGCTAGGCGTAAATCATTTTGTGCTAGGTCTGCAGGCCAGATGAAAAAATTTCCGAAGGCCGCCAAAAATCCTAACTCAAGATTGAGACAAGCAAGAAAAAGATGGAGGTGCTAGTATGAGTTTTTGGGAAAAAGTAGCTAACTTTTTTAATTTAGTAAAAGTTAGAAATCGTGATGAGGATGGCAGATATGTCGCAGATGACAAATCTACCAGTAAAAACGAAGCATATAAATATGTGCACAAAAGTATGGCCCCAGCGCCAAAAAGAAGAGGTAGACCCGCTAAGAAAAAAGTAGGACGACCAAAAAAAGATAGCTAGGTATGGCTAATAAAAGAATCCCAAGGAAGTCTAGGTCTGGCAAAACTAGACCTGCTTCCAAACAT